TTAGAAATGGATTTAATAGAAAAAGATTTTAAAGCTCAATTAAAAAGTGCTATGGAATTAGTAGGAAAAGATAAATTGATATTAGATGGTTTTTCAGCAAAGATTAAAGCTGGATATACAACAAAGAGATTTGATTCTACAAGATTTAAAAAAGAATGTCCTGAAATTTATGAAGAATATTCTAAAGATTCAAGTGTATCAAGTTCAATATCAATAGAAGTTGAGTAATGATTGAGTTTATTGATGAACCACACATCTATCTAGTAAATGGAGTTATTACTCCTAGTGTTAGTGAAATATTACATTTTATATTTCCTAATAAATATAAAGGAGTTAATAGAAAAATTTTAAATAAAAAAGCTGAATATGGAACTACGATACACGAATCAATAGAAATGTATGAAGCTAACATTAAAACAATGTCTATAGAAGAAGCCTTTAATGTCACGATACAAGCTAAAGAATTAAGTTATATTCAAGAAGCAAGTTTAAGACAATATTTAAAGCTTAAAAATAGATATGAAATAGATGTAATAGAACAAGAAACAATGATTCAATTTGAACAAAAATACGCTGGTCGTTTCGATATGATAGCAAAGATTAAAGGATCACTATGTTTATGTGATATTAAGACAACAGCTGAATTAGATGAAGAATATTTAAGTTGGCAATTAAGTTATTATGAAATGGCTATGGGAAAGAAATTTGATAAATTATATGCTATTTGGCTACCTAAGAAAGATATAGGACAAGTAGTAGAAGTTAAGAGAAAACCTAAAGAGGTTTTGATAAAGAAATTAAATGAATTTTTGGAGGTATATGAAAATGGAAAATAAAGAAAATTTAAATATATGTGCTGAATTATGCAAACAAAAAGATATAATACAAAATTTATGTTCTATCAGCAGTAAAATTTTAGAAGTATTAAGAGGTGCAATACCTAGTGAAAATGCCGAATGTGTAGGTGAAAATTGTATGTTGGATACAATAAAAAATAATAGTAAAGATTTATTATATTTAGAAAAAAATCTAAATGAAATAGCAACAAAAGTTATAGGATAAGGAGAAAAAATATGGAAAACAAAATAACTGAAAAAGAAATAAAAATGGTGTTAGATGGAGCAAAAACTAAAATTATAGCTAGTAATATAGGAATGGCTGTAGAGGGGAATATATTAGAAGTAGTAAAAATAACAGGAATCTTAATTAATCAATTAAAAAAGAGTGGTGTAAGTGAAAAGTTATTAAAAGATACTTTTAATAGTGCTCTTGGAACTGAAAAATTAAGTGAAGAAAAGGTTAAAAAAAATAGTAATGATAAAAAAGAATTAAGAGAATTTTTAAAAGGATTAAATGAAGCTTTAGCAAAAGATTTGAAAGATTTAGAAGAAATGTTAGGAGATGAAGAAAATGAATAATGTAAGTATTATTGGAAGAATAACTAAAGATATAGAATTGAGGGCTACAACAAGCGGATTACCAGCTGTAAGTATGTTTATAGCTATAAATAATGGAAAAGATAAAGACGGAAATGAAAGACCAGCCGATTTTCCAAAGATATATGTTTACGACAAACAGGCTGAAAATGTAAACGAATATTGTCATAAAGGTAGCCTAGTAGGAATTACCGGAAGAATTAAAACTAGAACTTGGGATAAAGAAGATGGAACTAAAGGATATGAAACTTATATTTTAGCAAGTAGAGTACAATTTTTAGATACTAAAGCTAGTGAGGGTGCTGGAATACCTGAACCTGATTATGTACCATCAAAAGAAGAAAAAGAAGAAAATGATCCATTCGCCGATTTTGGAGAATCAGTAGAAATTAGTGACGATGATTTACCTTTCTAGGTGATATATGAAGCTTGTAGGTAATTATTCTCGTAGTGGGAAAAATGAAAACTTTGAAACTGAAATTACACTTACTATACGAGAAAACTATAAACATTTAATTCAAGACCTAGATAAGAACGAATTATATTCAATAGTAATATCTAAAGCTAAAGATAAAAGGACTGAACAGCAAAATAAATATATGTGGGCTCTAATAGGTGAGATAGATAAAGCTCGTAATGGTGATAGGTCAAATGAAGATTATGATATTTACCTTGAGGCTTTAGTAAGAGCTGGAGCTAAATATACTCATCTATTAGTTGAGCCACAGGCTGAATCAATGTTAAGAGAAAGCTTTAGAGCAATACAGCTAGTTAGAAAAATACAAGTTAAGGATAAAGTATTTAATGATTATAAATGCTTTTATGGAAGTTCAAAAATGGATAAAAAAGAAATGCACGACTTAATAGAAACAATATTAGATATGGCTAGTGAATGTGGATTAGATATTGTCTATTGGAAAGATGTATTAGATTTTGAGGATTAGAAATGGGAAAGATAAGTCAAAAAGATATTGTGTTAAATCATTTAAAAAAATATGGAAGTATATCTACTATGGAGTGTTATGAAATATATAGAATAACTGATTTACAACACGCAATATATCTTTTAAGAAAAGAAAATTACAATATTACTGATGAATGGATTAGTAGCAAAAATAAATTAGGTTGGGCTAATAAATATAAAAAATATACTTTAGTTGAAAGTTGAGGTTGATAATATGAACGAAGAAAAAGAATTGATAAATACACTTAAAAAAAATATAGAAATTGTTAATCACTATGGAGTAAAAAAACAAATGCCTATATGGATTGAAGAAATGAGTGAACTTATAAAAGTAATTTGTAAGTGGGCTAGAAAATATGACGAATTAGAGGGTGATATAACACCTCAATTAAAAGCTGATTTTTATGAAGAAATAACTGATGTTTCAATTTGTTTAGATCAATTAAAATATATTTTAAATTTTAAAGAAGATGATTTAATGAATGAATACAAGTTTAAGGTTGAAAGACAGCTAAAAAGAATAGCTGGTGAAAATAATGAGTGAAGAAGAAATTATTAAATTAAGAACAAGATTACAATTAGCGGAAGATAGTAATAAAATTCTAGTTCAAAAATTAAAAAATAAGGAAAAAGATTTAAAAACGATAAATAATCTTTATCTAAATGAAAAGAAAAAAGTGAATACCATTTATACATCTTTAACTACACGAAATGTAGATGAGAATAATTATAAAAAAGCTGTTGAATGGATAATAAAAATTATTGAGGAGGGATAAGATATGAGAACAATGATTTTAATTATTAATTTAGTATGTCTTGCTTTTATGATTTTTAATATGATAAATATTGCAAAAACTGATAAAGAAATGGATAAAATGTTTAAGAAATTAGATGAGGACTTTATAAAAAAGATGAAAGCTTTAACTTTACATTTAACACCTGATGAAGCTTTAGAACTAATACACGAAGTTGTAAATATTCCTGACAAGTTCTACTTAGGAGTAAATAGTAATGATTTATTAGAAGTCACACTATTTGAATGTGATGATAATATGCCTAATAAAATGGGACGCTCAATAGAAACATTTTATTTAGAAAGTTATAGATCTAATGAATTAATTAGCTTTGGTATAGAATTATTAAATTATATAAACGAAAAGGCTTTTAAAAATGAATAATGATGTTTGGAATGAATGTATATTTGACTTTAGAAATATTCCTGTAAAATGTGATAATTGCGGAAGTGATAAAGTTAGATATACTTCTAACAAAGAAGTTTACGGAAGAATTTATGGTAATGGTGGTTGTTATTTATGTGATGATTGTAAAGCTTATGTGGGTGTGCACGATATTAAGAACAAAAAGCCACTTGGAAGATTAGCTAATAAAGAGTTGAGAGAATTAAAAATGGCTTGTCACAGGAAGTTTGATCCATTATGGAAAAATACCAATTTTAAAAGGACTGATTGCTACGGATATTTAGCAAATAAGTTAGGATTACATTTAAGAGAAACACACTTTGGTTGGTTTGATAAAGAGTATTTAGAAAGAGCATTATTTGTACTAGAAAATACAACTTATAAAGATATTAGTGTGTATATAAGGTCAAGACAATGTTAGATGAAACAATAGATCTATTAACAAGACAAATGTTAGAAGATGTTTTTAATGACAAGAAAAATAAACAAAAACAAATGATAACTATGAGCAAGGCTGATTTATACAAGTTTTGTATTAAATTAGTTAAACTCATACAACGAATTGAGAATATGGAGGAAAAAGATGAATTATAAAAAAGAAGATTATATAAATGCTATTGACGATTTATTAAATGAGTATGACGCTTATTATTTTATAAATAAATATAGTGAATTAGAAGAAAATACTCACGGAACTCAATTAAGTATGTTATTTGAGTTATTAAAAGATGACGAACTATCTATGAGAGCGTTAAATTGGATAAAAAATGCTTATGATTGTTATTATAAAGAAGAAATAAAAAAAGAAGAGGATAACGCATTTAATTATTTAAAAAAAGTTATAGAGAAAAGGTTTGGTGATAAATAATGATAAAAAAAGAAATATATCCTAAAACAAAAAGAGTTAGCTGTGCAGGTGATAAAGTATATATTACTGAAAAATTAGATGGAAGTAATTTAGTATTTTTTAAAAAAGATGATGAATTATATATAGCTCAAAGAAAAAACATTTTTAAAATAACTGAATTAGAAGATGTTAAAGATATTTTATATAAAGGCTTGTATCAATGGCTAATTGATAATAAAGATGTTTTAATTGATGAATTACATAATAATAGTGCTATTTGTGGTGAATGGTTAGGTATGGGTTGCCTTAAATACACGATAGATGAATTTGATAAAAAATGGTATATGTTTGCTAAAGCAAATATTGATGATGAATTTAATTTATATAATTTGAATTATGAACATAGTTTGTTTATTTATCCATTTATAAGTCAAAAAATACCAACTTTTATAGGTATTGTACCTGAGGTAATTGAATTAAATGTTATTCCTACTAAAGAACACTTAGATAGTATTTATGAAAAATATTTAAGTAAAGTAAATAGAAATGTTGAGGGGTTTGTAATTAATTATAAGAATATGATTACAAAGTATGTAAGAATGAAAAATGGTAAATTACAAGAACATTTTGATAGAGGGGAATAATTATGTTTAGATGTTTATTTAATAAAAAAGATGAAGTTATTGATATAAAAGCACTAGAAAAAATAAATGTATGTAAAGTTTGTGGAAAACAATTTGATTTAATAAAAGAAAATAAATATATTGTTCAAGAAAATAAAGGAATCAATGGTATAGCTACAGGTACTAAGAAATTTGAATGTTTCGATTGTCCTCATTGTGGTTGCCAAAATATCCTAAATGTAAGGGAGGGGTAGTATGGAATCTAAATTTACATTTAATAGTACAACAAGATATATTTATCATTGTAATACCTGTCAGCATAACTTAATTTGTTATTCCGACGAAAGATTAGAAAAGGAACAAAGACCTACACCATTTACAGCAACCTGTCCTTATTGTAAAGGAACAATGTATGATAGTGGAATTTATCAAATAGAAGAAAAAATAAAAATAACTGAGTTTGATAAAAACAGTGATGGTAATACAGCTATATTTTTACTTTTGGATAAAGATATAAAACTTTATAAAGATATGGCTTGTGGTTGCTTGCATATAAGAAAAAATAATAAGTTGATTCCAACTTATGACATTTTATTAAAAGGTGATTCTAATGAAAATATATAGAATAAAAATCGATGATTTTATTTATGTAAAAGCTATTGTATTTGAAACAAGTCCGTTTTCGGTAGGAATGATACCTACTATTGATATAGCCGAAGCTGGTTGGTATGAAGAAGATAAAGCTAAAAAATATTGTAAAGAATTAAACAAAAATATGTTATATAAAGCAAACAATATAAAATTTTCGTTGGAGGAGGTAGTAAGGTGTTAAAGAAATTAAAAGATATATTAAACACTTATACTGATAATGAGTTAGAAGAATTAGATCTTTGGATAGATTCAAGAACTAAAGTTGATAGTATATGGGTGGAAGATTATAATATAAATCTTATAACTGATGAAGCTAAAGTCGAAATAAATAATAGCCTTGATAAAGAATCAAACGTGGAGGTGAATAAGTGTGAATAATAACTTAAATAGCCTAAATAACTACTTATTTGAACAATTAGAAAGACTTAATGATGATGAAGAATTAGAAAAAGACGGAGCTTTGGAAAAAGAACTGAAAAGAGCAAAAGCTATTACTGGTATTAGTACCGCAATAGTTAATAATGCAAAATTAGTATTAGATGTAAAAAAATATGCTGATGAACTAGGAATAACTAATGAAAATGAAGTTTTAAAGTTGAAAGAAAAAAACGATGAATAAATATACTAAAGAGCAAAAAGAATTTTTAACAAACAACAATTATATGAAAACAGCTAAAGAATTGGCTGAAATGTTTAATAAAAAATTTAAAATGAATCTAACTCCACAAAATATAAAAACTTTTAGAGGTAATCATAAATTAAATAGTGGTTTAACTGGAAGATTTGAAAAAGGAAATGTTCCATTTAATAAAGGGACAAAAGGATTAATGAAAGCAAATAAAACTTCATTTAAAAAAGGTAATATACCATCAAACCATAAAAAAGTAGGTTATGAAAGAATTAATGTTGATGGTTATATAGAAATTAAAGTTAAAGAACCTAATATATTTAAGTTAAAACACAGGGTTATATATGAGCAATATTATGGAAAAATTCCAAAAGGACATAAAGTTATTTTTGCTGATGGAAATAAATTGAATGTAGATCCAAACAATTTGATTTTAGTGACTAACTCCGAAGAATTAATTATGAATAAAAATAAACTAAGATATGATGAAGCTGAATTGACAAAAACAGGTTCATTAATTGCTAAAGTAATAGATAAAACTCATAAGGTAAAAAAAGATGGAAGATTATGAACAATTATATTATGACTCACTATATACAATAAAAAGATTAAAACAACAAAATGAAACTTTAGAGAACGATTTACAATTAGTTAATAAAAATAAAATAAAAAATGTAAGAGTAAAAAATATTATTTTAGAGCAAATGAAAAAATATAAAGAGGAGGAAGTTTTGAAAACTGTTGAAGATGTAGTAAACATACTTGTGAAAGTAAAAGATGGAATATTAAAATTTTATATAGAAAATGGATATATTTATTGTGAAAATACAAAAAGTCAAGAAAGAGTAGTAGTAGGTACTATTGGTAAAAAAGGAGGGAGTGTAAATGAAAATAACTAAACCTAAAGAAAATCAATTATTATTTGAAGATGAGAACTTAAAGAAATTTAATCTAAAAGTTCAAAATGAAACAGGATTAAATAAATCAAAATATAATAAATCGTATGATGGAGTTATATTAGCTTATAGACAACCTGATATGGACGCAAGTAAGCAAATGTTTTTTGGAAATACAATAACAATATGTACTTTAATAAGTAGTTGTTTAGAAAATTTATTAAATTATGGTATTTTAAACGAAGAAATGCTAGATGATATGGTTAATGCTGTAAAACAAGAACATAAAAGAAAAAGGAGGGGTGAATAATGGAAGAAGAAACTAAGAATGAAATAGTAAAAAAAGTATTGGAAGAATTAAAGAATAAAAAGTTATTAAAGAATCCTAAATCATCTTATAAAAGTACCGAAAAAATATTATATAGTTTAAATGTATTACCTGAGGCTATTAAATTAATAGATGAAGAAGTAAAGAAACTAGAAGAAGAAGCAAAAGGTATAACAATACCAAAGGCTAAATCTAATTCACTTATACTTAACGAAAGAAATAACACTTATGTTTATGGTGATGAAACACTTGAAACAAGAATAAGTGAATTAAAACAAATATCAGTTAAAGCTAAATCACAAATAAGACTTGTTAAAAGTGCTTTAAAAAAGATAGAAAATGATAAGTATTATGATATTATTCCAATGTATTATTTTGAAGAAAAAACAATAGAGGAAATAGCTGAGGAATGTGAGTGGGCTGTTGGTACAGTTAGTAAGCATAAAAAAAGATTGATGAACGACTTAAAAGTTTATGTTTTCCCTGATACTTTCATAGAAGAATTATAAAAAAATGAAAAAAGCGTGAAAATGGCGTGTATGGACTAATGAAAATATAATGATATAATATAGTAAAATGAAATAATTATGATAGATGAATGAATCACTAATCATAATTATTTTTATTTGATTAAATATGGGTGATATTTTAATGGAAAAATACATTGAGAGTAATTGATTTGAGATATAAAGTTCGATTCTTTATTCACCCGTCCTTTTTATTCTTTTTATTCGTTGATGTTATCAACAAAAAAGAGCGGAACTAGAAATAGTTCCTTTTATTATGTTTAAAAAGTGGGTGATAAGATATGTTAAATACAATAGTTGCAATAGTATTGGTAGCGTTAGAAATGTTATTTTTAGCGGTGGTTCTTATCCTCAATAATATAGATGAGTTCATAGAATGGCTTGAAAAAAGATTAGAAAAGAAGAATAAGAGGTAATTCTATGAAAGAAAAGAATTATTTAGGGTTGTGTATGAGATATAGTGAATCCTGTAAACTATGTCCTAGGAATAAAAAGTGTGAGGAAGAATTAGCACTAGAGAAAAGAGGTGTTAGATATGAAAGTAAAAATACTTGGAACGGAATACGAAGTAATAAAAGACGCAGAAGAAAAAGATTATCCACAATTAAAAAAGTGTGATGGTTTTACTGATTTTAGTATTAAAAGAATTGTAGTAGCTAACTTTGATAAAGATGAAAGCAGTGTAGATGATATAGACTGGTATAAAAAGAAAGTCCTTAGACACGAATTAGTACACGCATTTATTCACGAGAGTGGACTAGCCGAGAATTGTGACTGGGCTAGAAATGAGGAACTTACTGATTGGATAGCTATACAATTTGAAAAGATATTAGGCGTATTTATAGAATTACAATGTATTGATTCTATAGGTGTAGATGTAAATATATTTGATAAACAATCTAACAATCCAATAAATGATCCTATTAATTCTCCTAAAGTAAAAGTGGCTAAAGCCAGTATTAAAGATAATACTGAGATAATAAATGAAATAGGTAAAGCAATAAATAAAATACCTATAGAAATAAATCTAAATAATTTAGCTAAAGGTGGAATAATTGGAGGTGATGGGTAATGACCTCGTTAAGTAATAATCAAAAGTTATTTTGCCAAGAATATTTAAAATTAGGTATGAATGGAACACAGGCTTATCTAAATGTATATAAGACCTGTAAGAAAGAAGAAACAGCTAGAACTAATGCTAGTAGATTGCTAACAAATGCTAACATAAAAAACTATATTAGTGAACTACAAGACAAAGTAGAAGAAAAAGCTATAGTTAAGATAGAAGATATAGTTAATGAATTATTTACAATAGCTTTTACTGATAGAACTAAGATAAGCAAAAATGTTAGAAATAAGATATTAGAACGAAAAGAAGATGGTACTGAGGTAAAATATTATGAAGATAATGTTATTTTTGCTGAAACTGATGAATTAGATGATAAAACAAAAAAGATAATATCAGGATATAAGAAAACTCAGTCCGGTTTTGCTGTTGAAACATACGACAAAATGAAAGCTCTTGAATTATTAGGTAAGTATTTAGGAATGTTCAAAGATGAAGCTCCTACAATAAATAATAATATAGTTAATCCATACGCCAATTTAAGTGAGGAAGAATTACGAAAATTGGTTGGTGATTAAAAGTGGTAATACCTGAATATGTAAGAGAACAAGCAAGATACGAATTAGCTAGGCGTAGCTTTTGGGAATATTGTAAAATAAAAGCTCCTGACTTTTATATGGAGGGTAGAAAGTATTTAAAAGAGTTTTGTAATGAATTGCAAGACTTTTTATTATCTCCTAAAAAGGTATTAGTGGTTAATATGCCACCTAGACACGGAAAGAGTAGAACTCTTACATTATTTGTTCAATGGTGTTTAGGTAGAGATATACACTATAAGATAATGACCGGTAGTTATAATGAAATACTATCCGGAACTTTTGCTAAAGCTGTAAGGGACGCTATACAAGAAGAGGACGGAATATTTAATAAAATATTTCCTAATGTAAAAGTTAAGTATGGTGAAGCTTCGATGAAAAAATGGGCTTTAGAGGGAAGTGAAGAAGCTAACTATTTAGCAACATCTCCAAAGGGTACAGCTACTGGTTTTGGTTGTAAGTTAATGATAATAGATGACTTAATAAGAGAAGTACAAGAAGCTTATAACGAAGAACTATTAGAAAAGCACCAACGCTGGTTTACTGATACTATGTTATCAAGAACTGAAACAGGCTTTAAGATAATAATAGTTATGACTAGATGGGCTACAAATGACTTAGCTGGATTTGTATTAGATAAATATAAAGATGATTGTATTCACATTAATTATAGAGCTATTCAAGATGATGGATCTATGTTATGTGAAGAAGTATTAAATAGAGCTGACTTTGATTTCAAAACTCAAGAGATGAGTGAAGAAATAGTAGAAGCCAACTATAATCAAAAATGTATTGATGAAAAAGGTCGTCTATACAAGAACTTAAAGACATACGATGTTAGTCCCGGATTTGGAACAATATACGCTTATGTTGATACAGCTGATACTGGAGATGACTTCTTATGTTGTGCTGTATATGGATTACTTAATAAAGAACCATATATTTTAGATGTTTTATTTACTGATGAGGGTATGGAAATAACCGAGGAGGAATGTGCTGATATTCTCTATAGAAACAATGTTAATTTAGCATACATTGAATCCAACAATGGTGGACGAGGTTTTGCTAGAAATGTTAAGAGAATATTAAAAGAAAAATATAAATCAAATAAATGTGTTATTAAACCATTTACTCAAACAGCCAATAAACAATCAAGAATATTATCATCTAGTTATTGGGTTATGGAACATATACATTTTCCATTTAATTGGAATAAAAGATGGGAAGCGTTTTATAAACACATTACTAGGTATCAAAAGAAAGGTAAAAATGCTCACGATGATGGAGCTGATGTATTAGCTGGTATTTACGATAAGACGGTTGGAGAAAGAGGAGCGTCTTTTGGTAGCACTAAACCAGCATAAAAGGAGGTATAAGATATGCTACAATATAATAAAGAATATATAACTAAAGCTGAAAATATAGCTACAATATTAGAATCGGCTAAGCCTGAATGGAATAAAAGAAAAAAGTTATATAGAATGAAAGTAAGAAAAAATAGTCCATCAGGTTTGGTAGCTGAAAATGATAAAGAAACTAAAGTGGCGTTTGAATTTGCTATATCAAATATGATAAATGGATATGCCGGAGGTAAAGCTCCTATATATCAAGTAGAAGAAATGCCAACGAAAGAAAAACAAGCTATTCTAACTAAATTATTTAATAAAATATTTAATGCCAAAGACAATGATAGAAAAGAATATCAAACATTTATTGATTATATAAGGAATTACAATGATGATTCCTTTTTTTATTATAATTTAATACAAAGTTATAATGATTTGTCGGCTGGTTATGGTATTTGGTATGAAAATGAAGATAATGAAATAGTATATGCAAATGTTGACGCAAGACAAACAATAGCTATTTATGATTATTCTACCCCTGTTAAAAAGATAGGCTTATTAAGAACTTGGGAAGAAACTGATGAAAAAGGTGAAAAGTTTGATATGGTTGTAGTCACTACCGAAGATTGTAAATACTATTTTAAAAATAGTAAATTAAAAGGTGATGACTTTAGAGAAGATGAAGAAGCAAGAGAAACGATCAACTGGGGTTGTGTTCCTTGCATAGCAATAGAAAATCCTGATGGATTAGCTTGTTTTGAATTAGCAAAACCTAGTATTGCTAAATATGAAAGAGTTATGAAGAACTCAGGTAATACTTTCCAATACAATGATGACGCAAAACTAATGGTGACTGGTTATGAACCTAGAGAAGATACTTTAATCGAAAAAAGAGATGATAACGGAGAAATAGAACACGATGAAGATGGTAATATTATATGGATACCTAATGAAAAGAGAAAAAAGGAAGATGAAGTAGTATTACAAGCTCCTGTATTTTATGCCGGTGAGGGTGGAAGTATTGAATGGGTAGAAAAAAATATCAATGATGGTGCTTTAGAAAACTATAAGAAAACACTTATAGATTTAATATTTATGGTTAGTTGTTGTCCTAATGTTAATGATTTAGGCTTTACTAATGCCGATAATAGCTCAGCACTAGAAAAGAAGTTCTTTCCACTAGAACAATCTATCACTTACTTAGATAAATCAGTTAGAAAAGAATTACTAGCTATGTGGGAAGCTTTTACTACTAGAATTAATCTAAAGAAAGGTACAAAATATGACTTTAGAAACTTAAAAATAAAGCTTCAAAGAAATATGCCTACTGATAAGAAAGCTGAAACTGATAGAGCTTTATCATTAAGAGGATTAGTATGTGATGAAACTGTCATCAACTTATTACCTGATGAGTTAGACGCTTCAAGTGAAATAGAAAAAATGAAAACACAAAGTGAAGAAAATCTTGAAGCAAATATGAAAAAGATTGAATCTTTCGGTAAAGATGGAGCTGACGCTCAAGCAGAAGAAAACAATAATCAAGACGCAAAAGAAACAAAAAATGCGTCTAATACTAATCAAGACGCAAGTGTGCAAAATAGCCAAGAAAAGTAGGTGATATATAATGGATAATAAAACTATCCTGAATAACCGATGGAATTACACTGATTTAAAATTAAAAGATTATCTTAGAATTTATAAAAATACTAATTTAAAAACTCAAGATAATATACAAGATATATTTAATGGTATTGATTTTAATTATATGGATCTAAATAAGCCTATTTCTAATAACCAAAGGAAAAAATTATCTAGGGTTGTTGATGAATGGAAACAACTTGAATTATTAAAAGGATATTTTGAATATAAAGTTATAGAAATTCTAAATAAGAGATATATTACTAATCAAGAAATGTTAAGTATATTATTGTGGGGTGCTTTTGTAAAAGAAAGAAGTCAGTTAGACGAATATGAGGAAGTCTTATTTACTGAAATAGGACAAGATTTATATAAACAAGGTATTGATGAAATAAAACCTACTAAAAAGAAAAAATGGAGTTTAACTTGGGAATATATATGGTCTATGTTATGTTTACCTAATGTAAAAGGTAGTAGTTGGATAACATATATTGAAGCTTTAGCACTAACTAACGCTCAAGAGGTAGAAAGACAAACTATTATCCAATTACAACAAAATAAAAAGCCTAATATAGAAGATGATGTGTTTAAAAACATCTTAAAAAAGCAACAAAATAGATATATTTCTATAAATGATGATAAAATAAGCGGTGCTTTAGATAGTCAAGTTGTGGAAATAGCCAATAAATCATTATTAAAAGCTGGTGAAGATGTAGGACAAAAGAAATTAAGAGCTAGATTTATTGCTGAAATTGATGATAGAACAACTAAGATGTGTGATGGTATGAATGGTATGTTATTCTATGTTAATGATTGGAATAGATTTTATAGATATAGTGATGATGATAAAAGAGATGTTCTTTATACAATTAAAGGACTAGAAGTTGGGGCTAATTTGCCACCGATTAATAATCATTTTCATTATTGTAGAAGTACAATTACTTATCTTACTGAAATGAAGTATAATGAGCTTATAGCCGAGTATAATCAGTTAAAAAGGATAATACCTAGTGAAGTACCTGAAAGCCTTGAAGAATACGCTAAATTAAGGTATAATAATAGCAATTATTATGAAGAAATAAAACTCAAAGAGGAAATAGGAAAACATTATAAAAAAGACCTAGAAATAGGTGAAAAAAAGAAAACTTTATCATTTAATAGTTATTATGAAAAAGTAAATGATACAAGAGAGTATTTAAGAAATGTTCAAGCCAAAGACTTTGGAACTATTGGTGAAATAAAACTACATACCATTGATAGAATGATAGATAGAAATATCACTAAGGAAGATATAAAAAATATATTAGAAGATCCAACTAATCACTGGTATAGTCCTATAAATAATAGTGAGGTTTTCTTCAAAGATAAAAAAATGGTTGCTATTGATATAGAAGAATTAAGTGTCAAGACAGCATATAAGGGAAGAGGTAAGAAAAATGAATAATCCTAGAAAGATTTTATCTATAAAAGATATAGAATTATTAGAATCAAAAAATATTGATATTCCTGATAAAGAATTGAATGATAGTGAATGGGATAATTTAATAGTTCAAATAGCAATCAATTTGAAACAGGAAGAAGCCGAAATGTTAATAGATATACTAGATGACAGCACTAAATAAGGTGCTGTTTTTCTATACTACTTTTATAGGTAGTATATCAATAGTAAAGAAATACTTTATTGTTGATATAGTGCTTATAAAATAGCACTAAATAATGATTATTAAGAGGAATGATAGCTACATTCCTTTTTTTAATGCCTTTCTATTGTGGCTCAACAATGGAGTTTTGTGTAAATGTAATGAGCTGGGGACTTAAAAAGTAAATGGCTTGGGACAAAGGAGGAATAAGAATGGACACAAATAATTCAAATGGTGTTGTTGATAACAATGTTCAACAAAACCAAAATGTAGGTGCTGATGTACCTAAAACTTTTGACGAAATGTTGAAAGAATCTAATTATCAAAGTGAATTTGATAGGAAAGTTCAAAAATCTTTAGAAACAGCTAAGGCTAAATGGGAAGCTGAACAAGAAGCTAAACAAAGTGAAGCCGAAAAATTAGCAAAGATGAAAGATGATGAGCGTAGAAATTATGAGCTAGAACAAGCTCGAAAAAAACAGGAAGAAGCTGAATTAAGATTAAGTGCTTATGAATTAAAAGAAGAAGCAATTAAGATGGCTAATATTCCTGAAACTCAGGTAGATGTTTCTTTATTGAATCTCATAGACTTTAGAAGCATTAAGGCTGAACAAGTAGAGCCTACTATTAAAAATATAAAGAAAGTATTTGATAGTGCTGTTGAAAATGAAGTAAATAAGAGATTAAAAGAAACTACTCCTAAGACAGTAAACGCTAATAGTTCTTCAAATAGTGAAAGAGTATCAAGATTTAGCGTTTAGTTATTGCCAAAAAAGGAAGAGGAGAGTGATTTAATATGGCAAAACAAAATTCATTAAATATTCAAGATTATCTAAACCCAGATGTTATGGATAGTCTAGCTGAAACACTTGATGGAGTTATTGAAAATATCCAAGCAGGTTGTGTCAGTGAAGCTTTAAAAGCTAAAAATGGTAGTGGAGATCCTACTACAGGAAGTGTAGAGTATAAGAGATTTGCAAATGCTCAAATTCAAGAAAAAGGAACAGCAAGAGCAAATGGAAAGGGTAATAAAGTAAAAGCTAAACCTGTTGTTGTAAAAATTGATGATGATAAAGAAATCATTGAAGAATTACAAGAAAAAGACCTTAAATTATATGGTGTTGATGGTATGGCTAAAAAGAGAAGTAAAAACGCTCAAGATGTTATCAAGACTTACTATGATAGAAAGTTCTTTAGAATTGGTCGTGACGCTGGTATCCAAGTTGAAAGAGTTAGTGGAGATACAACTAAGAAAATCGTTGATAGATTAATTAGTACAGCTAAAGTGACTAAAAATGATTTTGTTGATGGTGTAGATGAAGAGTTAATAGCTTTAGTAGTAAATACTAAATATAAAGGTGAATTAAAAGATTATTTAGAT